ACCTCAAGGTATAAGAAGAAACAGGATATCAAATACTATACTGACGTAAACCTTGAGACAAAACTATGGGAAGTCATCGAACTTCCAACACGAAGAGTTGTGCAAGCTTGTGAATTTGAAGAAGATGCAACAAAGGTTTGCCACCATCTAAACAAACACAAACCATTTGGTGAGTATCCACTACCTAATTTTTTGACAATGAGGGGTTGACTTTATCCCCAAATCACTTATAATATAAATAGAAGTATAATTATATGGAGTGATTGAGATGAAAGGTTTTACTAATTTCGTATCTGAAGCATACGATATTATTCCCAAGTCTGAAGGCGAAATAGACGAATTAGATATTCCTCATGATAAGGAAAAACTAAAGGCGCTATTCACAGATGTCGTAACACAAACTGGTGTTGCAGACCCTATTGCCATATCCAAAAGTACAAAAGAAAAAGGTATCAAAATCATGCGTTCAGTCGCAGATGATTTAGACCTTGCAAAACTATCTGGAACATATGGTTTCAAGATTTCTGCTGGTAATGGTTCAAGAGGTGGTACTGGAACTAAATCTATGGGATTTGGTTTTGAAGGACAAGTCTTCAAAGACCTCAACACTTATATTGAAGAGGGTATTGATTCGCCAAACTTCAAGTACCCAGACTTCATGAAAGACTTTCACTCACAGGTGTTATCAAAACATTCTGAAATCACCGTAAGTTTAGATGGTGGTGCAAATACTCGTAGACCACTTGTGTTTACAGATATTGGCGCTCTCATCAAAGGTAGAGAACTCAACATTGGTCAGTATGTAACAGACATTACTGTAAACGGTGATGGTAATCCATATTACCTCTCACTGAAATACGGTAGCACTGTTACATTCTTCAATGCTGGTGTCGCAACTATTTTTACAGAAGACCAGTTTAAAGCAGGAAAAATCACAAACAGAAATGCAAAACAACTTCTTGGTATGCTTGGTATTGATGAAAAAAGATTCATCGAAACCTTTGAAGGATACGATAAAAAGACTGCAAGTAGAAGAGCTCCAAAAGATGTTGTAGATGTAACCAGAAAAGTAAACATGAGAGCATTGTTACAGTTGTTAGTAACTGGTGTTGGTATGGGTTATTGGATGGTACACAAAAAGGGTAAGGGTGTTGAACTCTATGAGATGAATCGTAGAAAGATGATGGATGCTGCAAAAGTAAGTAGTGTCAAGGTTCAATATCCAAAGAAGGGAACTGCAAAGAGAATTGATATCGAAGTGGTGACCAAAATGTATATTTTCAAAATCAACATTCGTAACAAACAGGGTGGATTGTATCCGTCACATATTATGTGTGATTACAAACCAAATCCAGCATATGCAAAATGATTAGTTTGATGGAAAATAAGGCAGGAAAGAATCTGCACCTAGAACATATCGAAGATGAGATACTTAACTTTGGTGTGCCTGGTGGTCGTGCTGCAATCAACTTCATGCGTTCACTAAGAGATATGTTCTCTGGTGCAAGTCGTAGTTCAGTAAACATGACTGTGAAGTGGGATGGCGCTCCTGCAATATTTGCTGGTATTGACCCAGAAGATAATACGTTTTTTGTTGCAAAGAAATCTGTGTTTAACGTAGAACCAAAACTCTACAAGACGGAGGCAGAAATAGATGATGATTTATCTGGAACACTTAATTCTAAATTTAAAATCGCACTTGCAGAATTTTCTAAGTTGGGTATCACAGGGGTACTACAAGGTGACCTCATGTTTACAGACGATGTTGAAAAAACAACCATTGACGGCACAAAGTATTATACTTTTCAGCCTAATACTATTGTATATGCTGTTCCACAAGATAGTGACCTTGGTAAAGTAATCAACAGTGCAAAGATTGGTGTCGTATGGCATACAACATATACTGGTTCTGCACTGCAAGATATGAAAGCATCATTCGGTGCAAACATCAGTAAACTGAAAAAGACATCTACAGTATGGATGGATGATGCAACATACAAAGACGCATCTGGTACTGCAACATTTACATCAACTGAAAATGCAGAAGTAACTAGTCACTTATCAAATGCTGGTAAATCATTCCACCAAATCAATTCTGCAAAATTATCTAAGTTCCTTAGATTACAGAATTCACTGACAGGTAAACTGGTTGGTGCATCACTCAAGACATATAACAACTCAAAGGTTCGTAAGGGTGAAGCAATCAAGAATCCAAAACAACACGCTGCTGGATATATTACTTGGGTTGAAAATCATTTTGCAAAAGAGGTTGACAAGGTAAAAACTGAGAAAAGTAAAGATGTTCTGAGAACAAAAGGCAGAGAATACGCAAGAGAATTTAAGAAAGATTTAACAAACTTAGAAGCGGTTATTGCGTTCCAATCGCATTTGGTAAATGCAAAGATGGGGATTGTAAAAAAACTAAATAGTGTTAAAGGTTTAACTGATACTTTTATTAAGACTAGTAATGGATTTAAGGTGACAAACCCAGAGGGTTATGTTGCAATTGACAGAGTATCAGGCGATGCAGTGAAACTTGTTGACAGAATGGAATTTAGTTTTAATAACTTTACTGCAATAAAGGCATGGGATAAATGAGAACTTTTAAAGAATTATTTGAAGACGAAATAGACGAAAAACAAACGCCTGCTCAAATTATGCAGAATCGCAGAAAAATGAGTAGACGTATGAAAATTCTTGCGAAGAAATCATCTACTAAGATGAAGAAGAAGAGAGCAAGAGTAAGACGCCGTGACCCAGATGCGTTACAGGCGATTGCAAAACGTCAAGCAAAAATGATGGTTATCAAACGTAGTTTAGGCCCAGAGGTCAACTACAAAGAACTCCCCATGCAAAAACGTATTCAGATTGACCAGAAGATTGTTGCCAAAAAACGTAAAGTGATTGACAAGATATCACAGAAGATTCTTAGGAAACTAAAAGCTGGTGAGGGTGAAAGAATTAAAAAGAATAAGGCTGCAATGGCAGGCATGGACGCAGTGGGAGATTGATATGAAAACTTTTAAAGAAGCAAGGGGTGACACCGCTGTATTCACATTTGGTAGATTTAATCCACCCACAACTGGACATGAAAAACTTATAGACGCACTTGGTAGAGAGCAGGGTAAGAACCCAGGCGCTCCTATGTATGTGTATCCATCTCATTCCCAGAACCCAAAGAAAGACCCACTTCCTCATGGAAGAAAAGTCGCATACATGAAGAAGATGTTTCCAAAGTACAAAAGAAACATTACAGTCAGTCGTGCAAGAAATGTGTTTGATATCGCAGTTGAACTGCATAACAAAGGTCATAAGGCGGTTGTCATGGTTGTTGGTTCAGATAGGGTGGATGAATTTGCAAACCTATTAGACAAGTATAATGGTGTAGAGGGTAGACACGGTTTCTATGGATTCGATGATATTAAGGTAGTATCTGCTGGAGAACGTGACCCAGACGCAGAGGGTGTAACAGGAATGTCTGCATCTAAAATGCGTGCCGCTGCAACTGCAAATGACCTTGACCAGTTTAAACTTGGTCTTCCAAAAGGATTTGCAGATGGAGAAAAACTGTTTAATGATGTTCGTAAGTTTATGGGCGTTAAAGAAGAATTCAATCTTACAATGGAAGAACTAAATCGTGACCTTTATATTCGTGGAGAGATTTGGAATGTCGGTGATGTTGTAAAAACAACAGATGGTGATGAGGGTACAATCATTCGCAAAGGCACAAACTATGTTGTGTTTGAGGACTTGAGAAGAGTGTGGTTGCATAATCTTGAAGAGGTTAGAAAAACAAAACAAGATAAAGATGTTGAGGACAGAGAAGGTACACAACCAGCAAAGTATTATGCAAAAGGTGCTGGTGGTAAAACTATGAAAAAGTCTACCAAGCAATCTAGGGCAAGACACTTTGAAAAAGGTGCGAAGATGGATGATGATAATCCTGCCGCATATAAACCAGCGCCTGGCGATAAAGGTGCAAAAACCAAACTGTCCAAGTACACTAAGAAATACAGACAGATGTATGGTGAAGGTAAGATGAAGGACATTTCTATGGATGCAGAGTTAATGAAACTCTACACCAAAGCAATGAAAACTATGCCTGGTTCGCCTGCACAGAAAAAGATTATTGACCAAATCAATAAACGTAGAAAAGAACTTGGAATGAAAGAGGAGACAAGTGAAAGTCTCTGGGCAAACATTCATAAGAAGAGAGAAAGAATCAAAAGGGGTTCTGGTGAGAAGATGAGAAAAGTTGGTGACAAAGGCGCTCCAACACCAGACCAGATGAAACGTGCAAAGGGTGAGTCTGTCACAGAAGAAATGAAGTGTCCGCCTGCAACCCAAGACGTAAAGATTAATACGACAAACAGAGATGCAACAATCAAGAACTTCAACTATGGGCCACTGAATGTTGACGAACCAGGCGATTACTGGAAAGATATTGCAAAGTACTGGAAGACAACTGAAGAGGCAGCAAAGAAGTCAGTATGTAACAATTGTGTTGCGTTTGATGTATCACCAAGAATGTTAGAATGTATGCCAGGCGAAACATCTGATGATGATGGTCGTTTGGGATATTGTTGGATGCACCACTTTAAGTGTCACTCTGCAAGAGCGTGTCACACTTGGGCAAAGGGTGGGCCAATCACTGAAGATGAAAAATCATATGATTGGCAAAAACGTGCGAAGATGGATGAGAGAAAACTGACTGATGGTGAAAAGGATAAACTGAAGAGTTTGGAAAAAGATGTGTCTAAGAAAGATTTCATTGACCGATATGGTAAAGAAGAAGGTGAAGCAATCTATTATGCAACTTTGACCAAGATGGCAAAGAAACACGCAGAAGAGATACACGAAATGTCAATAGGTAAAATGATTCGTGATAAGATTTACAATATGACACATCCCAAAAAGATGGATAATCTTGTGAAAGCGTATGCAGATGCAGTTG